CCCATACTCCGCCTAGTCAGCGAAGTGGTGAAACTGGAGCCTGCCCCTATCACGGGGACGTAACATGACCGAACTCCAATGCTTACTCACGTTTCTCACGCTCTTACCAGCTTATGCTGGCCAGAAAGACGACATATTCAGGCTTGAACGCCTCTTAAGAACATGTCTCAATCACGGAGATGATGACGGTTTGGTTGCACTGGCCAACAGATTAATTGCTCTCGACGACCACATAGTAAGTGTCATTAACGGCATAGAACTTTCGATCCAGCCGATACCAGGTTTTCGTACTCGTCCTCAGTCAAATCTTCCTCGTTTTTTATACGGGTTGACATCTCGGATTTTCCTAGATACTGGTCACTTAAGGGACGACTACTGCGATTACGCTATTGAGGCTCTTCTGACTGGCTTACGCCTCATCCGAAGATGTTCGATAAAGTCACAAGCATCTAAGGCCGAGCAACTTGGTGTTGCGGAGTTCTTAAACGCTCAACGCGCCCCGGAACGCGATTTCGATTTACGTGTCGCCGATAGTATGGCTGTTATGTGGCATGCCCTTGTTGGGGATGAGCCCGATGTTGTACTTGGCTTCCCTGGGAACGGTGTCACTCAAGACATGCGTTTCCCTTACGTTCCTAAGATGTCGTTCGTCAATCCAAGAAAGGTCCCGCGACCTATCTTCCGTTACATGTATGATGCCTTAGACAATTTCTTGCCTTCGTACGATCTGTACTCGGATTGTGAACTAATCAAAGTTTACGATTATACTCCGTATCCTGACCGTATTAGCAAACTGGTTTGCGTCCCCAAATCCTTTAAGGTGATGCGTGGTATTACTATAACCAACACCGCCTCAACGATCATCGGGGCTACGTTGCGAGAGACCATATGGAACCAATGTCGGAAGCACGGCATAAAAGAGGCCATTAACGTTCACGATCAAAAGCGTTCACATGATATTCTCCGTCGATTCTTTCAGAAAACTGCTCGTCTAGACTTGCGTGGCGGATCTACATGTTTTACGGTAAAACAACAACTGCATTATCTTTCGCAGAATCATTTTTGCCTAAACATGTTCAATTTTTCGCGTCCGTTTCAGGTACAGTACAAGGAAGAAGAACCGGTCGAAGTCACAACCCTTACAATGGGAGACGCTTCGTGTACAGCCCTCTTGTCCGTTAATCTGATGTTCTTCATATTAATCGCAATTGCCCGTAAATACTTTGGTCTGTTACGCGGCGAGGTTTTCCCTCACGCTATGTTCAAGACGTCAGTTCAGTTTGCGATTGAAGAGGGTATTTTCGAGATGATGGCTGTTGTCGGTGACGACGTCGTAATCCCGGATGATCTTTATGAAGAGTTCATCGAAATTTGTCGGTCTCAAGGTGTCACCATTAATGTTCGGAAGTCATCGCGTGGCAATAGTGTTCACGGAGAAACTTGCGGCGCCTGGGTAATTAAAACACCTTCCCAAGGACAGAAAAACATCTATCCCTTTCGAGCGGTCAATCAAAGCCCAGATTTAGCTACTACTCTCTCAGCTGCACATGCCCATTATGGGCGTACGCGGTTCGGAACTTTTGCGGCTGAAGCGCTTATTGCTAACGCTCCATTAACCCACCAACTCGAATACCTTAACACAGAAGCTTATGCACCCAACGAAATCGGATGTCCGCTTGGAAAGAATCCTCACCCGCGCAGAGTTGTCCCTGGATCCAAACGATCCTACAAGGTACCTGATGACATTGCCTTTGCATTTAGATGCACAGACAGCGAAGTTTCTGTCAGAGAATCCCGACGACCTGTTGTTCAACGCGGCCGGATCCGTAAGTTTGTCGATCCTTCGAAAAGGGACCGCATACACTTGGTTCGTTCAGAAAATAGAACTAATCCAAGGCCATATGTCACTCAAAAAGTGAATACAAACCGAGCATCCTTCAAGGACATGTTTCTAACAGATGCCGAAGTCATATTACAACGTCGCTTAATAGCCTTTTAGCTATGAGCGTGAGGTGACCTGACACTATCAGAAGAGA